AGGTATAAATAGATATATGGCAACTATAGCAAGAGAAGCAACGTACAAAGATTTAGATTTTACTTTTAAGCAAAATCCTAATACCAATGACGTCGGAATAAAGAAGAACAATGCAGCGGTAATTCAAAGTTGCCTTAATATCTTACGAACAAATAATGGTGAACGCCCATTTAATTATGACTTTGGTGCAAACCTAAGATCATATTTATTTGAGAACATGAATCATATAACAGCAGCAAATATGTCTACCTCTATTAATACTGCTTTAAAGAATTATGAACCACGGATAGAAGTACTCAACACTAATATACAGACAATGCATGATAGCAATGAGGTATTTATAACAGTAACCGGTAGGGTCAAATCAACTAATGAAATAATTGATATTACTACCACAATAGAGAGACTACGATAATGGCAATCGAACGCAGAATTTCAGCAAGTGAATTAGACTTTGACCAGATTAAATCAAATTTAGTTAGCTATATGAAGGCGACAGATACAACCTTCAATGATTATAACTATGATGGATCTGCAATGTCAACCATTATTGATGTGCTGGCATACATAACCCACATCAACTCAATGAATGCAAACTTTGCTTTGAACGAGACCTTCCTTGACACAGCACAGCTCAGGTCTTCAGTAGTATCCCATGCCAAACTATTAGGATACACCCCACGTTCTATTGCACCTTCAGTTGCTTTTGTAAACATGGCCATGAATTACGATACCACAGCAACACCTTTGTGGAATCATGATGCATCTAATAACCCAATGCCTTTGAGTCTACCAAGAGGAACCAAGTTCTCTACGACTATTGACGGCATCACATACCCGATGTTTTCAAGTGTAACAGATACGATTGCATTTAATCCATCCACTGGTTGGAACTTCTCTAATGTTTCACTTGAGCAAGGTATACTAACAAATATAACATATACTTACCAAAACAATGTGTATGAGCAATATATAATTCCACAGGCAAATGTAAACACTAAATCGATTAGAGTTACTGTTACCGATTCAGCGGTTACTTCTGCTTCTAAAGTTTATACATTAAACAGTAACATTGTTAACTTGACTGGAGCGAGTGAAGTCTTCTTCTTAGAGGAAGGACGAGATGGTTATTACGAAGTTAAGTTTGGTGATAACATCATCGGTAAGAGACCTGGCAATGGTAACACTGTTAAGATTGAGTACTCTACAATTCCATCTGGAACAAATGTAGATGGTGCCACCGTGTTCACCATGACAGATTCATTGAATGGTAACACTGATGAAACAGTAACCCTTGTCACTAAAGCTACTGGTGGTGCTGCAAGAGAGACTAAAGAGGCCATCAAGTTCAATGCTCCTCTTGCTTATGTATCTCAGAACAGAGCAGTAACACCTGATGATTATAAAACCATCCTTAAGAATGAGTTTGCTGATATTCAAGCTGTTGCGGTATGGGGTGGTGAAGATCACGATGTACCAGACTATGGCAAGGTGTATATAAGTATTAAACCTTTATCAGCCGAAGTACTTACTACTGCCCAAAAAGAAACAATTAAAACAAATATTCTTAAACCTAAAAACGTTGTATCTATTACACCAGTTCTTGTTGATCCTGAATATACGTACATTGATCTTGAGGTTTTCTTTAAGTATAACCCTAACCTCGCTACAGTAACAGCAAGTGGTTTGGTTGCTTCAGTGAGGAATACTATTGTGGCATATGATACTGCAACATTGAAAACCTTCGGCGGTGTATTTAGAGCATCTAACGTTGTTAGAAAGATCGATGATACTAACATTGCCATTCTATCTAACATCACTCGTGTTAAAATGACTAAGAAGATTGTGCCCAAGCTTGGAATAGATACTAAATACGAACTTAAGTTTAACCAAGCATTAACTGATTTGGATGCAACCACAAAATCTACTGGCTCTTATGTAACATCAACTGTGTTTACATACAGTGGTGTACGGTGTGTGTTGAAAGATTTCTATGATGCTTCAAGTGATACTCGAATTGTTCAGATCGTTGATACCACAGGATTGGTATACAACACAAACGTTGGTAATGTTAATGAGGAAACTGGAGCGGTCACACTAGATAGCTTTACTCCTACTGCATTACCTACTGGATTATCTACAATTAACGTTACGGTTAAACCTGCATCTACTGACGTAGCACCTAAGAGAAATGTGCTACTAACTATCAATACTTCAACAGCTCAAATAACTGGTGAGGTGGATACTATGGCAACTGGCGGCACAACCGCTGGTATCGATTATACAACGGTGAGCAGCTAATGTCAGCAACTTTAGGTAAGTACAATATATCGTCATACGTTAATGACTTAATACCGGAACACGTAGCTTCTACGTATCCGGATCTTGTTGAGTTTATTAAGGTATATGCCCTCTATTTAGAACGATCAAACAACTCTGGGTTTTATTTAAACTCACTTGATATTCAAAGGGATATTGATCAGGTAGAAGAGAGTTTACTTACCGAGTTGCAGAATGAAATTGGTATAGCCGTACCACGAGATTTTGCCACCGACCCACGTAACTTCTATAAGCACTTAATTGAGTTCTATAGAAGTAGGGGTACACCTGAATCTATCACATCATTCTTTAGAATGATTTATGACGATGAGGTTGAGACATACTTTCCATATACAGATCTATTAAATCCATCGGATGGTGATTGGACTGATCAATCGGCTGATATTAAAATCAACCAATCTAAGTATACACCTTGGAACATAATTACAATAGCTGCCACTGCCGCTGGCTCCTTTGTTGTAGGACTTAAATATAAAATAACAGTATTAACTGGCACTAGCCAAGCAAGATGGAATACAGCCGCTGGAACAAGTGGTGTTACCTATGTGGTAGGTGATACATTTACCGCAGCAACCACAGGATTAGGAACAGGTACAGCATCATCAAACTTAGTTGCTGGCCTAAGTGATGAGTTGGTTGCTGTATTCTTTGATGATGATGTTGTCTTTGTCAATGATGTACATCAGGTTTCAGGTACAGATTACACTGAAGCAGTATATTCAGACACAACAACAAAGTACAAGTTAACATTCACCAATCCATTATCGAATGGTGATGTGGTTAAAACGTATCCTGCTGGATTGTTTACTACAGCGAATGGTTTCTTGTCTGATAAGAAGTACATACAAGACTCACACTATTGGCAAAAGTTTTCATACGTTCTTAAGACTGGATCAAACGTATCTAAATGGAAGAATGCATTTACCAGATTAGTTCACCCCGCAGGATTTATATTCTTCGGTGAGATCTTAATCTTTATTAAGTTATTAACTTCACGTAATACTACCTTACAACCTGGTTGGTTGATCCCTGCTGGATTATTTAATATAAACCTGCCGCAGAAGCAGATTGGTCCAGTTACATTCAATGATATTGGAAGTTATGTAGAAAAGACTTGGTCAATACCAGCGACTGGATCAAGCGCTGACACTGATGGTAAGTGGGATGTTGGCATGTGGGACCACTGGGAGAATAATAAATTCAATTGGTGGGGCGGTAACGGCGCATTTGGTCATTATACTATTCAGGATGGTATAAATAACAACATAGGAATACAATTAGGTACGATCCCGATCGTAATATCATAATAACGGAGACAATATGTCAGCAATTATAACCAGTAAATTTAGATTAGATACTACGAACAAATTCGTAACTAGTCTTTCAGAAAACCAATTTTATATGGCGTTGGGAAGACCAAATGCCTGGGCAGATGACACTACTCCAGATATTCCATATGAGAATGATAATACTAACAACACTTTATGGCAAAACATGTTTGCTATGAAGAAGATCGATGCCACGGATATTGTGCACAGTTCACCAAGAAACCTATGGGTATCTGGTACAACATACGCAGAGTATGATGACCGAGACACAAACCTTGAAAGCAAAAAGTATTTTGTTATCTCAGATAATAACAACGTATATATGTGTCTCAAAGCTGGTGGCGGAACAAGTTCAACTAACCCAGACATCATTGGTGTACAAACCTCTGGCGTTCACGTTACTGGTTCTGATGGTTACATATGGAAATATATGTTTACTGTTCCCACGGTTGATGTATCGAAGTTCTTAACATCTTCTTTCATGCCAGTTAGACGGATTAAAGTAGTCCCTGTTGCAGGTTCTGACACAGCTCTAACAAACCAATGGAGTGTACAGAGCAATGCAGTTGATGGTGCGATCTACAATATGAAGGTCACAACTGCTGGTGTTGGTTATACATCTGTCCCTACATTGACTGTCGTCGGTGATGGTTCTGTATTAGCCACAGCTACAGCGGTACTTTCTGGTGGCACAACGGGTGTTATCACTGGTGTTAATATGGTTGCGGTTGGTGCGGGTTACACTCATGCTACTGTTACTATAAGCACAAGCGGATCATCTACCACTGGCGCAGTAAGGCCTGTTATTGGTCCTCAAGGTGGTTTTGGTTATGACTCCACTAACGATCTTCGGTCTCACTATGTGACTATTAACAAAGCATTTACAGGTGATGAGTCAGCTACCATCCCTGATTCTAATGACTTTAGACAAATATCACTTATTAAGAATCCAATTGAGTTAGCTAACCAAGCAGTCAACCACGGATCATTTGTTGTAGGTAACTTCTACAAAGTATTAACGTTAGGTAATACAACATCACCTAACAACGTTGCCGCTGGTATGAAAACTGAAAGTATTGGTGAAATATTTAAAGCTCTTACGGTAGGAACTGGTGGTGCTGGTATGGGTACTGCTGCTCAGGTTGCAGAAGCTAACGCATATAATACATGTAAAAGTCTTACGGTCACTACCGGTAATACATTCCCTGTAGATCAATTGATCGAGGGTACTATAACTGGCGCTAAGGCTTATGTTGTAGAATATCTGGCGGCAGGTACTTTATACTATATGCAAAATGAAACCACTGGATTTACTGATTTTACCGCCTCTGACTTTATTCGTGAGAGTGGTACTTCTATATCAGGTGAAGATTGCTCAGCAGTTATAGCCCCTCTAATTAATCATGATTCAGGTGATATCATGTTCATTGAGAATAAGACAGCAACAAGTAGAAACACAGATCAAGTTGAAACAGTAAGATTAGTAATCGCATTTTAATAGGAAACAAGCATGGCAATTTCATTTAACGTAGAACCATATTGGGATGACTTCGAAACCGCTGGAGCGGATGGACTAAGCCCCAAAGAAAAATATCAAAGAATATTATTCAGGCCCGGTAAGGCGGTTCAGGCACGAGAGTTAACTCAACTACAAACCACTCTACAACATCAAGTATCTTCTTTGGGAGATCACACGTTTAAAGATGGTTCAGTTGTTGTTCCTGGTGCAGTACACTTACACAATAAAATTGACTATGTGAAACTGTCTGCTGCTTTGACCGGCGTTGCTAATTCAACAGTCGCAGAATTGGTTGGTACTGAATTTAGTGATGGCACTAACACCGCAAAGGTTATTCATGCCGAACTGGCCACTGGTACTGATGCTATTACAGTTTGGGTGCAATATACATCTGGCACAGTCTTTGCAAATAGTGCTTCACTAACAGCAACTGGTAAGACAGCCACAGTATCTGCTTCTTCTGCAACGGGCTTCGGTTCGATTGTATCAATCGAAGACGGTATCTACTATATCAAGAAACATATGGTTGTGGCAAAAGCTAAGACCATCGTGTTATCTAAATACACACATAATGTATCATTTGATATTGGTTTGCTTGTTACAGAAAAACTAGTTGCTTCAGGTTCTGATGCATCATTAACTGATAACGCAACGGGTACTCCTAACGAATCAGCTCCAGGTGCACATCGTTATTCTATTACAGCCGTGCTAAGTACTCAAGCAGTTAATGCTACGTCAGGTAACTTTGTTCTTATCGCTCGACTAGAAAGTGGTGCTATCACTAAGAATGCTCGTACAGCCGACTACAATCATTTAGCTGATGAGTTAGCTCGTAGAACATTCGATGAATCTGGTAACTACTATGTTAACCCATTCAAAGCGTTGGTTAAAGATCACGTGGCTCCAAGCCCTGATGCAACTAAGTTAACTCTTGGTGTTGAACCTTCTAAGGCTTACGTACGTGGCTATGAGATACAAACATTAGGTACTACTAACGTACACTTTGATAAAGCAAGAACTACAGAGAGAGTTACTGACAAAGTTGTAGAAATAAATCATAACAACTATATCGAAGTAACAAGCTTAGTTAACACCCCAGACATTACTAATTACCGTAAAATAAATATCTTAAATAGTGGTAGTAGTGTTGTTGGTACATGTCGTCCTCGCTCAATTGAACGTGTGAGTGGTAATGGCGCATCCGCTGGTTCACGATATAGAATTCATATATTCGATTTCACAGGCACAATGACTGCGGCCGCTAGCTTAGTATCTACTGATGCTACTGTTGGAACAAACCCTACATTTTATACTTTCGCTGCGACCATTGCTGACTCTGGTGCTGCCACTGCATATAACATTGGTCCTGATTCATTAGTATATGAATTGCCATACAAGAGAATTAAAACACTTAACACTGAGGTTGATGATACTGCCACTGCAGATTATAACTTTAGATATGAAACTAACCGTATTGTTGGTACAGCTGAAGTATCTGTAGGTCTTACTGCAACATTTACTGCAGCTGCAGCCGGTGAGCAGTTTGGTTCTAGATCATTAAACTCAAACTGGATCCTAATCAACGATACTGATTCGACTGTGGGTGGTGAAGAAATCTTAACTGCTAACATCGCTATCGATAATGCTGCTAATCCTCCAAGTGTTGTTATATCTAATATATCTGCAAGCGCTGATAGTGATAATGTAAGATTGATTGCTCCAATAGTACGTACCGCAGATCATAAGACTAAAACGTTATCTGCAAATACTACTTCATCATTTAGTATCGGTACAGACTTTACTGGTACAGGACAAGCGCTTGGTCATGCAGACATATACGAATTAGTATCTGTTGTCGAGACTGTAGGATCTGCTGATGTAACATCTCACTTTGATTTAGACAATGGTCAACGAGATGATTACTATGACATTGGTCGTATTAAACTTAAGACCACATCACACTATACTGCTGCTATAGCACTTACTGTTACATACAAGTACTTCTCGCATTCAACTGGTGACTTCTTCACTGTTGATTCTTATACTGGTCAAGTTGATTATTCAAATATCCCTAAGCTTGGTGATATAGAATTAAGATCTGCTGTTGACTTCAGGCCTCGTGTGTCAAACGCTGGTGGTGAATTTACAACCACTGGTAAGTCTACATCGTTTGCCCCAGTAAGATACTCACAGTTTGAAACTGATGTACAGTTCTACTTACCACGAATTGATAAAGTGTATTTGGATTCTAAAGGAAAGTTTGGTGTTTCACCTGGTGTACCTTCAAGATATCCAGCCGCTCCTAATATTCCAAGTGATTCAATGCATCTATATACAATGACTATTCCTGCATATACATTAAATGCGGGTGAGGTTGTTGTTGACTTCATTGATCAACGTAGATACACCATGCGTGATATCGGTCGTATTGATAAGAGGGTTAATCAAATAGAATATTATTCTGTTCTTAACTTCTTAGAATCTGAAGCACAGAACAAACAAGTTTTAGATGCATCTAATAATCCAAGATGGAAGTCTGGATATTTAGTTGATGCCTTTGCAAATACTCGTATGTCAAGATCTAGTTCATCAGAATATAAAGCATCTGTTGATATTAAGAATCGTACATTGCGTCCTCCTTTTGCTCAAGGTAATGCTGCGATGGCATACCATGTATCATCTACTACAACAAAAACTGGTGACTTAGTTACATTACCATATACTTCAGCTGCTATTATAACGCAGACACAGTATTCTGGTAGCATTAACGTTAACCCATACGACGTATTCAACTGGACGGGTGGTATGACACTGACCCCTTCTACTGATGAATGGCGTGATATTGATAGACGCCCAGAGGTAGTAATCAATAACGATGGTGAATTCGATGCCATGGTGAAAGTTCTGGAGCCTCAGGTAGGTACTGTATGGGGTGAATGGTCAACCAACTGGACTGGTCAACGCTGGGAACGAGATGGTGGTGCACGACGCAGTAAGTTAATGGACACAGGCACAACCACTAGATCAGGTGTTAATCAATCAATTGATGTTATTACATCTAGGTTTAGTGTTGGTGATCGTATAGTTGAAGTTAACTTTATACCATTCATGAGAACACGTCTAGTTGCATTCTCTGCCAAGCGTATGAAACCTGGTGTGCAGGTCTATGCATTCTTTGATGACATTGCAGTGGCTAACTATGTTTCTACAACAGCTTCAAGTTATACTCCTTTAGTTGGTGTTAACACTGTTGCAGCTCATCCAGCTGGGGCAACTACATTAACAACTGATGCTAACGGTGCTGTATCAGGTACGTTCTTAATACCTAATAACAGTGCATTAAACTTTAAGACTGGCGAAAAAGAATTTAAGTTAACACAGTCATCTACTAACGATGATGATGTAACCACTACATCTGCATCTGCAATGTATGCCGCAACAGGTTTACTTGAGACTGTAGAAAATGTTATCATGTCAACAAGAACTCCTTTCATTCAGAAAACTTCTGCTGGCAATGAATCTAAATCTGCTCTTAGAGATACTGGTGTAAGAGTTAACTGGGGTGATCCACTTGCACAGTCTATCTTGCTTGATAAGTCTGCATTTATTACTTCAGTCCAATTATTCTTTACCACTAAAGATAGTGCTATCCCTGTACAAGTACAGATTAGAAAAATGGTTAATGGATTCCCAACTCAGGTTGTTATCCCATTCTCTGATGTAACGATTAATCCATCTGCTGTTAATGTTGATGGTACTGCTTCAACGTTCACTTTTGACTCTCCTGTATTCTTACAAGATGGTGTTGAATATGCAATAACAGTTATTGCTAACTCAAACAAGTACAACGTTCGATACGCTGGTATCGGTGCTGAAGATCAGAACGGTAACAGAATTTCATCACAGCCATACAATGGTGTATTGTTTAAGTCTCAGAATGCTTCTACATGGACCGCGGATCAGAACAAAGACTTAACATTCATTATGAACCGTGCGGTATTTGATATCTCAGTTGCTCGTAACTGCGTACTTAGAAACGATGCATTGCCTTCACGTCAATTAGTGAACCATCCGTTAACAACTGTGGTATCTACTGCAGGTGCTAATAACACATTCACTGTGGCTCATAGAGATCACGGTATGAAAACTGATGACACAGTAACGTTCGCTGGCTTCGCTGCAACGAACGGTTATACTGCAGCTGAGTTAAATATTACTCATACGATTGTTACTACAACGGTGGATAGTTATACGATACAAGTTCTTGCTGCTGCCCACGCTGCTGCGATTACTGCTGGTATCGGTGGTGGTACTGCTGCTCAAGCAACCCAGCATCTAGCTTGGAATACAGTACATCCAATTATTCAAAGCATGGTTCTACCTAAGACTGTACAGACTTGGTCAATTAAAGATTCATTAATGTCAACTGGATCTATATCATCTACTAGTACTGCCGTGGTTATTAATGAGGATTATACTCCTTTATATCCTAAAGTTATTAAGTCTGGTGCAACAGAGACATTGCAGTTTGATGGCACATTCAGTTCAACTGATGATTATCTATCCCCTGTGATTGATATGGAACGTTGTTCTGTGATCACTATCGGTAACAGAATTGATAATAACGCTGCTGCTGTAGTTGAGACTGATCCTTCTAAGGGATCTACTCTTGCAAAGTATCTTACTAAGACTGTTGAATTACAAGATACGTCGGATGGTATTAAGGTTTATTTAGATATCAATCGTCCTAATAACACTTGGGTTGATTTGTACTATAAGACTGGCAACACGGCAGGAACATTTGATACTGAATCATGGATAGCAGCAACAGCCACTAACGGTGTTGCATTCTCTGATGGATCTACATTCGATGAGACCACGTATACTATTACCCCTGCTTCAACGTTCACTATATTTGCTTTAAAGATTGTAATGCGATCTACTGGAACAAGTAATGTTCCGTCGTGTCAAAGCCTTAGAGCTATAGCGTTGAAAGTCTGATGATCGGAATGACCCCTATTAAGGGGCATGAAGGCATAATGCGTGATAACAAGTCTGGTGCTATTATAAATATAAGTAACGAAGGTGCACAACACTCTGCCAATAGAGCTAGGATGGCGAAGGATGCAGCTAGATTAAACCAGGTAGAACGAGATGTATCAGACATTAAAATGATGCTCAAACAATTAATAGAGAGATAACATGGCAATAGTAAACGTAACAACGGCAAATACATTCAACGAATGGCGCATCAAGACTAATGAGACTGGTACTGCTGTTGGTGAATTAACTAATTTAACAGAAGCCCTTACTCGAGGCACTGATGTTGTTGGTGCGTTGACTGATATTTCTACCGACCTTAAAACTGCAGAAGATATTATCGCTTTAATACCGGCAACGTATGTCGATGTTGTTGGTGATACAATGACGGGTGACTTAAACTTCGGTGATAACGATAAGGTTAACTTTGGTGTTGGTGCTGATCTAGAAATATATCATGATGCTACCGACAGTATCATAAAGAACTCTACAGGAATCACAAAGGTTCAAGGTGATGACATTCAAATCTTGGGTGCTGCCGGAACTGAAACCTTAGCGAAGTTTGCTAAGGACGGCGCAGTAGAACTTTACCATAACAATATAAAGAAAGTTGAAACCACAGGTAACGGTGTTACGGTAACTGGTGGCATTCGCATATCAAATGCCGGTACTATCGGTTCTGC